CGGCCATCTATGTGGCCGGCGGCCTGCAGCAATTCATCGACCTGGTAAAGGGCGAGATCGAAGGCGAAGTGCCCGATCTGACCACCCGCAAGGGCCGCGAGCGCATCGCCAGCCTGGCCGCCAAGGTCAGCAAGTCGAAGACCGCCGTCGAGAAGCCTGGCCGCGACTATCTGCGCCGACTCAAGGAAATGCCGAAGGTGGTCGAGGCCGAGCTGCGCGAGTTCGTGACCAAAATGGACGCGCTACGGGACGAGACGCGCCGGCCGCTCACCGAGTGGGAGGCTGCTGAGGATGCTCGGATCGACCGCCACAACGACGCAATCAACCGTATGAAGGACCTGGCCGCCGAGCTGGGCACCTTGGATGCCGAGCAGCTGCAGGCTCGCCTCAGCGAGCTCTCCGCGTTCCAGTTGGGCGAAACGTGGGAGGAATTCGAGGCTGAGGCAGGTCGGACCAAAGAGGCTTCGCTGAATGCAGTGCAGGCCGCCTTGGTCGCCCGCCAGAAGTACGACGCCGAACAGGCCGAACTGGCCCGCCTGCGCCGGGAAGCAGAAGAGCGCGCCGAGCAAGACCGCATCCGTCTGGCACAGGAGGCCGCCGTCGAAGCGGAGCGCCAGCGCGTGGCCCAGGAGCAGCAGGCAGCACGTGAAGCCGCGGCTCGCCGCGAGCAGGAACTGCTCGACCAGGCCGCCGCCCAAGAGCGCGAAGCCGAGAACCAGCGCCTGCAACTCAAGCTGCAAGCCGAACAAGCCGAGCGCGCCCGGATTCAGGCCGAGGCCGACCGCGTTGCGGCCGAGCAGCGAATGGAGCAGGAGCGCCAGGACGCCGCTCGACGGCAAGAGGAGGCAGCCGAGCAGGCGCGCCAGGAAGAACGTCGCCGCGCCGATGCAGCAGCAGCCGAAATCCTCCGGCAGCAAGAGGCCCGCGAGCGCGACAAGGCGCACCGGGCCAGCATCAACCGCGCCGCCCTGGAGGCCTTCGTCGCCGGCGGCATGACCGAGGAATGCGCCAAGCAGGCAATCACCCTGATTGCCCCGCGCAAGATCCCCAACATCGCCATCACTTACTGAGGCACAGACCATGACCAGCGCAATCATTGTGCCCGAACAGCGTCGCCAGGCAGTGGCTGCGCCCGGCCCCGTCGACAACAGCATCCTGGCGGTGATCAGCCGAGCAGCCGCCGACCCAACCTGCGACATCGAGAAGATGGAGCGGCTCCTGGCCATGCATGAGCGCATGCAGGCCAAGACAGCAGAAGCCGCCTTCAACGCCGGCATGGCGCAGATGCAATGCGAGATCCCGACCGTGTTCGAAGCGGCGGTGAATCTGCACACCGGCAACGCCTACGCCACGCTCGACGACATCACCCGGGTGGTCAAGCCGATCATGCAGCGGCACGGCTTCGCGATCACCTTCAAGGTGGAGAACCAGGACAAGTCGATCAGTGTCACCGGCATCCTGATGCACCGCGACGGCCACCGCGAGCAGACAACCATGACCCTGCCGGCCGACATCAGCAAAGGCCGGAACGATGTTCAAGCCGTCGGCTCGTCCACCACCTACGGCAAGCGGTACGTGATGTGCGCCTTGCTGAACATCACAACCGGCGACGTCAGGGACGACGACGCGCAATCGTCGGATGGCTCCGATACGGCGGAAATGCGGGCCCAGGCGCTGGGCGACATCCTGGCCCAGGTCGAGGCAGCCGCAACCCCCGACGAGCTCAAGGATGTATGGCAGGCATCCGTTAAGGTCATGCAGGCCAGCGGCGACAAAGCCGGATACGACGCGGTGAAGATCGCCGTGACCAAGCGGAAAACAGTACTGGAGGCCACCCCATGATTATCGTCAATTGCACCCAAGGCTCGCCCGAGTGGCTGCAGGCCCGCGCTGGAGTGATCACCGCCAGCATGTTCAGCACCGCCCGCTCGAAAGTGAATGGGCTGACCGCGCAGCAGCGAACCTACGTCGACGCCATTCTGGCGGGGCACAGTGAAGCCACGGCGCGCGATACTGCCGGATACAAGGCCGGGCCGAAGGCGGAGGTTGTTCAGAGGGCGCTGGATGGCGAAAAGGTGGGCGAGCCATCGAATGCCGCCCTCACCTACGCCTTCGAGCTGGCCGTCGAACGCATCGGCGGCGCCCCGCTCGACGGAGGGTTCGAGACCTGGCAGATGCGCCGCGGCCATGAACTGGAGCCGGAGGCGCGGATGGAGCACGAAATCCAGACAGGCCTGATCGTCACGCAGGTCGGTCTGGTCAAAACAGACGACGGCTCGTTCGGCGCCAGCGCGGACGGCTTCATCGGCGAAGACGGCGGCAGCGAGTACAAGTGCTTCCTGGCCCCAGACAAGCTCCGCGCCTTCCACATCGACAACGACGCCAGTGATGTCATCGACCAGGTGCAGGGCTGCATGTGGATCACTGGCCGGAAATGGTGGCACATCGGGATGTACTGCCCCCTGCTCAAGCCGGTAGGCCGCCAGCTCTGGTGGCGTGAGTTCAAGCGCGATGACGACTACATCGAACAGCTTGAGCAGGACCTTTGGGAATTCAAGCTGTTGGTCGACGGCTTCGAGCAACAGCTGAGGAGCAAAGCAGCATGAGAGGCGTCAACAAAGTCATCCTGGTCGGCACCTGCGGCCAGGACCCGGAAGTCCGCTATCTGCCCAACGGCAACGCGGTCACCAATCTGAGCCTGGCCACCAGCGAAGCCTGGACCGACAAGCAGACCGGGCAGAAGGTCGAGAAGACCGAATGGCATCGCGTGGTGCTGTTCGGCAAGGTCGCGGAGATCGCCGGCGAGTACCTGCGCAAGGGGTCGCAGTGCTACATCGAGGGCAAGCTGAAAACCCGCGAATGGGAGAAGGATGGCATCAAGCGGTACGCCACAGAGGTGCACGTCGACATCAACGGCACCCTGCAGTTGCTCGGGGGGCGGCCTGACAACCAAGGCGGCGGCCAGCAGCAACAGCAGCAACAGCAGCAACGACAGCAACGACAGCAACAACGTCAGCAGCCGCAGCGCCAGCAGTACCAACAGCAGCAACAGAACCAGCAAGCAGGGTATGGGCCGGACCCCGAAAGCTTCGACGACGACATCCCGTTCGCCCCGCTCCACCACCTGGCAGGTGGATAGCGATGGCCATCTCAATCATTCCCGACTTGGTTCGACGCCAGAAGGAGCTGGAGCATCATCTGCGGCTGCTCTTCAACCGTAGCTGCCAGTGGAGCCGCGCCGAGCGAGTGCGAGGCGCCTCCACAATCGAGAACTTGACCCAGCAGCTGGTCGAGATAGCCGACCAGATAGACACGGCACGCGGCACATGAAGCGCATCAACAACCTGGTCCGCCAGCGCCGGCGGCAAGAACAGTTCCACCTGCCGCCCAGCGGCCTAACGGAGCAAAGACATGCAGAAAGCACCCTCTGGAGTCGTCACCCTTCCGGCCTGGATGAATCGGCCAGTCAAGAAGCTGTACAACACCCGCAGCGGCGGCCAGTACCGGCCTGACGATGTGGCCCTGGCCTTCGCCTTGAGCCTGCGCGAGCACGACAGCGCCGACCACCTGCGCAGGCTGGCCCGGCGCCTGGTCGACAAGGTTTGCCTGGAGCATCAGCCGAACATGAAGCGCCTGGCCCGCGAGCCCGACGACGCCAAGGTGTTCGACGCAGCGCTCAAGATCATCAACCGGGTGTGCGACCTGCTCGACATCGGGCCGGGCGCCACCTTCGTGCGCAATGGAGACAATGATGGCTCTGACGCAGCAGCAGCGTGACGAGAAGCGCAGGGCCAAGGCCGAGCGCCTGCAGGAAGAAGACCTGCGCATGAAAGCCCGCCCGGGCACCCGCCAGGCCCTGGCCGAAATCATGGAATGGGCCCAGGTCGAGGAAAACGGCGAGGCAATGACCCTGCTGATCCACCGCATCCATGAATTAGGGCCTGAAGCGGCCCGCCACTTCCTCAGTGCGCCGCGCCACGAAATCGTTGTTTCTGATTTTGTGGCGCGAAGACTCGACCAGTTCCGCATTGGCCGCGAGCTACGTGCCCCTGACCTGATGCTCGGCGACGACCCGGACGACACCGGCCTGCTGTTGCTCGCCAACGCCTGACTCGCGTTGCCCGCGAGCGCCTTCCCCTATTCAACGATAACGCCGCCCCGGCGAGGGCGGCCTGACCTCATTTGACGACAACCTTGTAGGGC